AAACTGTGACTTGTACCATCGATCTACCGATAGACCCTTTTAAAACTGATGATCCATTGAACGAAACATACGTGTTGCCACTCTTTTTAAATGCTAATTGGGCAAATACATCAGCAGTCCCTGCAGTGTTATCAATTTGAACGGCGTAAGTTACTAGATCATTTTGTTTAAAAAGATTGCTGACAACTAAATTCGTTTCTTTATATTGTGTTTGAATAAATGTTACTTCACTTAATGTTGAGCTTGTTCCGTTCAGTAAATTAGGCTGTCCAGGAACCACGTTATATTCCGTATACAAAGGATCACCTAAAGCTAAATTTGGAATATCTTTAATGTAGCGCTGTGCTGTACCTTCAGTTCCGTCCACTAACAACTCTTTTTTCAAAATAGCACTCTCAGCGCCGCCGATCTGATTGATCACGTTTGCGGAACTTTCTTGCTTGGTAAAAACGTCATGCTCTTCTATAGATTTCAGTATCTCTGCTTGAACTTCTTGTAATGATTTAGCATCCTTTGATAAGTTATTAAGTTTGATAACCAAATCATTGTACATTTGATAAATGCTCTGATACTGAGATTCTTTAGCTTGAAGAAATACTTTAAATCTTTCCTCAAAATCAATAGATTGGTCTCCAAACCTTTTTTCAAAATCCGATAAAAGTTGGTCTAGAAGCCGTACATACAATGTCACTTGACCCTGATCTATGTCAGAATTATTGAGTACATCAACAGTGAAATCTTGGAATGTTATTCTATTGCCATCAGCATCGGTCAATTGAAAATACGCTCTTTTAAACTCTTTCAAGACACTAAAATTATCTTTAGTAAATGTGTAGCGAATCATACCTTTCTGTCCATCAAGTATTTCGGGAACACCATCTGTATACTCGCCCTTTGCGTTAGTGCCGACAAAAATCAAATCATGGTTTGAAAAAACAGAATACGGTGTTTTCCCATCTGATTTTAGTAATTCGACATCAATCGTTGTTAGTCCTCCATCGCCTAACCTTCCAACAACTCGTTGCTTTCGATACGGACTTGACTTATTTTCGGTCAATATTAGTTTTATATTACTCAATCCTTCACCTCCTATTTAGCCAGATATAAACCAGTTCCAAGATAATATGAATTTCCCTTTAACCCCCATTCCGTTCGAACAGTTTGTGTTTGTGCGTCTATTACAAGATCACCAGTTCCAGTAAGAGAAATGTGCGAACTAAAATCAACTTCTAAATTTGATGGAATTCTATTAATTAGATTTTCTTTTGCTTTTAATCCAGCATCTTTAGTTTGAAAATTACAATGAACAATCACTAAATCTCCGGTTCTAATGAACCTTACTTGCCCACCTTTAATTGCAGGATCACTATTTTTTGTTCTGTCGACAATTACATATCCTTTATAATTTGACTCATTCAGTTCGTAATTAACATTTGAACCATTTGAGTTGAAACTACAAAGTGAAAATGTATATACTTTGTCTCCTTGATTAAGATTGCCATTTACTAATGACGTAACCCACTCCAAACTGACTTGATTATTTGTCCATGTATATAAATCAGTTGCAGGATCATTTTCCAAATCTGGAACGACTTCTTGAGTTAAATCGATTCTCAAGACGATATAACCACTCGAATTTGCTGGAACAGTTATCGTCTGAGCTTCTTTTAAATAAATAAAACGCCCTTGTACTAATGCACAACCAGCACCTACAGTAATTTTTAATCCACTCTTCGAAAGTCTCAGTTCCTGCTCATATCCCTTTATCACATAGTTCCTTCGCTGAGCTAGGGTATGATACAACTTCGCATCATTCGCAGCACTCACCTTCACATTGTCAAACTGGAATCCATCTACATTATCTGCCAAACTAATCACTCCTAATCTTCGTCAAAATAATCACTTACCCTGCTTCTGATATTTCCAAAAGTAAGATTTATTGAATTGCTGTTACTGTTGATTCTCCACGCACTTAACACGGACTTATACATTTTTTCTTTTACTGTTACATCAAAAAGTAATCCTGTTTGTAAATCACGAATATCAAAGTTTTTCGAGTCTAGAATGATACTCACGCTGATTTCGTGACTGTACGCGTTGCCTTTTAATTCAGAATTTGCTACTTCTTCATAGCTAGGCTTATCCTCTTGTTCGGTGTCGTAAATCGATACAATACTGACTGTCGGTTTGAGAATACTTTCGTTAGTTTTATCTGTGGTTAGTTCATTCTGATCATCTAGATAATATGTAGAAAGGATTCTAGGATTCTCTATATCAGTCATTTTCTTATCCACTATCAACAACATGTTTTCGTTACCATTTCCTGGCTTTTTGATGAAAACATTCCAGTCGTAAAACTCACTTGAATTATCCTTGATTTGCTTCGTCGTATCGATTCGCTTAATACTTGAAATGATCTTATCGTCGCGAATCTCTTCAAAGCACCATTTTATGTTGTATTTTTTAAATGCATTTCGTAGGTAGCTATTCAGTTTTCTCGAAGTAACTTCGGTTGCCTGATAACTATGATTCGTATTGGTTACTGTATTCACAGATAGAATCTCTGAAAGATTCTTTGTCGGATCACTTAAGAGATATTTTTCTATCAACCGCTTGAAATGCTCCTCAAAACTCGGACCAGTAGTTTTACAAGTTGGGATACTACTATCTCCAAGTGCTTGCGCTAAATCTCTACATCTTATTTTGATATCTTCTTGTGAATCAATTACACCGAAATATAGTACTCTTCCGCTCTCAATATCTTTTGCTAAAAGAAAATCTCCTTTCTCAATTTGCACATACTTATTCAAATCAAATTCGCTAACCCAATTTGAAGAAATCTCATCGATTCCAAAATCAAAGTCCTCACTAATGTATTCTTCTTCGTACTTCGATAAGTCAAACCTATATAGATGAATGGACAGAATCAAAAAACATCACACTCCTCATAAACTTCTACAGAAACCTCAGCATTTGCAGTATGAAAAACGATGGATGAGTTTCCAATAGGCATATGCACAAAATTTGTTTTTGTGTGATCTTGTTGCTGATAAACTGAAGAAACATTTCCTTGAGAATCATAAAGTAGCGCTGTTCGTTCCTGAAAGAGACTCGATACTACTAGTGTTTGTCCTTCTTCTAAATTCAAAAAGAACCCATCGCTAGCGACGAGTTCTCCATCCTTAAATACTTCCCAATACGGATTTTTACATTCACCTGAAACCGTTACTTTTACAGGCGAACTACGATCTTTATTGTTGAAAAGATAAACTGAATCATTCGAAACATTAAAAGTTCCGGTCTTTTCATTTGCATTTTGAGTATACACGTAAGGAAAAGTGAATCCGTATATTTTCCCTCTCGTATATATTTTTTGATTACTTTGTTGAATTTCTGCTTTTTTTACTTCATACCAAGGGGTTAAATATTCGAGTAATAAAGACTCTTTAAGCAACCTTCCAAATGAACGTTCCGACTTAGTTAATCGTTTCAGCGCAACATTTCTGTATTTCTCCCCTGCGTCACTTGCATACTTTAATACAATAGGCGGATGAGAAAGGAACTTAACAAACTCGAGATAAATTTGGTATGTTTGTTGGTGATCACGAAGACCATAAATGATGTCTATTTTGAACTCTTCGAAATCCGCTTCACACTCAACCAATCTCTGGTTACCATTACTAGCATTGAAATTATTACTTATTGAGATTCCAAGGCCTTCTGGATCTACTCCCAGAAGACCTTTTTTGTCATTTAAGGAAATAGCATCGCCATCTCCGTTAGTTAGCTCAAACTCTCGACGCATACTATAACCCCTTTCTTACTATTTCTTTTGCGATAGGTTCAGCTAATTCTTGCGAAACTTTTTTCTTATCAAGATAGGTTGATGAATCTTTCACTGCAATTTCATGAAGCAATTCATTATTTACCTTAAGTAAATTGATAATCTCCGTTAAGTCGATCATCCCACCAGATTTTGATTGCATAAAGTTTCTAGCGCCTTGTGTCTCCATCCCTATAATTTCAGCTAGATTAACAGTCATATTTGATGCGAGATTATTCAAACCGGTACTCGCTGAGTCAAGGATATTTGATCCATTGTTGACCATGTACGAAATAGCTTGACCAATCAGTTCCATGGCACGAGCTGGCTTAGTCACTGGTAGAACGACCTCTGGTTTTCCTTTTTCTCCAGCTCGGTAAAGACCGTCTTGAGTAATCCAACCGCCGTTTTCGTATCCATGGCCATGACCGATAACCCCAAGCATATTTGAACCATAACGGCCTTTCGCATATCTAATTGCAGCCAAGATATTATCGAATCCATTCATTATGTTTCCATGTCCTGGAAAAGCATTTGCCGCAAATGTACCTGGCTTAGTTTGAAGCAAGCCTGTTGCATTTCCATCTGCCAAACCGTCATTACCACCTATCGCTGATGGATTCCCTCCTGATTCTGTCTGGATTTGAGACATCCAAGCATTTACATAAGCCTGAGTTGTTGGTAATCCGTTCATTTTAAGTGCTTTTTTCACATACGAACGCCACCGCTCTACGGCAGACCCTCCAGGAGTAGGCAGACCACCAGCAACGTCTGTCCCAGCCTTATATACACTGCCAGCACCTAATGAACCATTTAGATGGATGTGATCATAATGATCGCCATCAGGCCAAGGTACCCATTGACCTGTTGCTGCTTGACCAGACATACCAACTCGATCACGAACTCTGCCGTTGGTAATTACATATGCTATTTGTTTAGGGAATTTCTCAAATGCCCAATTAGCTGCTTCTGTATATCTCGGACTTCCGTATGGGTATCCTGAAATATCTAATGCCTGATGTTTTCCATGATAGTAAGGATCACCAGGTCGATATCCAGAAGTTATTGTTAATCCACCGAATTTAGACATAACTTTTTGAGCGATATCAACTAAGTATTGATAAACATTATTCGCATTCATGGCACCGTCAAAACTACCACCGTATGCATCCTCCACTTGCTTCTGAGCAAACGGATAAGCTGCGTTTGTCATTAACTTAACGCCCGCTTTAGTCATATTTTTCCAAGGTTCGACGATACTGTTATAATCTACACGCTGATCAACAAGTTTTTTGAAGGCTCCTTCATCATCTATGAGGTCGAAAATATCGAACTCTCCAATGCCATCTTCATATTTCGGAATCATACTTCCAAGGTTATTCTGAGCTTTTAAGACTCGTTCAGTCATCGAAGCATTGAGTACCTTCGCACCCTTTTTAAGCCAAACAAGAGCATTTCTACCCTTAGCAATAAAGGTAGATCCGTCTGGTTCTTGGATGATTTCCTGATATTTAGAACCTTTTTGGTCATTTACTATTGCCGGACCATCAGCAGGATGGCCATCTGTTCCTCTGGCATACTGCGGTACTGTCCAAGCCCCTAATTTCTTGTCGGACTCTACTTCTTTTAGGACATAGTTAACTCCACCAATTACGCCATTAACACCTTTTCCGATACCGCCAACCATCTTATTCGCTACGCTATTCATTGTTGCTGAAAGCGTGCCACCCATTGAATTAATTCCGTCAATCAGTGACTGCATCAAGAAACGCCCAGCGCTATTAAAGCCGCCAGACTTCGAACGTAGATTGTTTATTGCGTCATTTCCAAGTTGATTCACACGATTTATGAATGATTGATAAAGTGAGTTCCATCCATTTAGCAGATTTTGAAGCCATGTTCTACCAGTTTGGAACATCGCATTATAAAAACTTCGCAAAAGATTCAATACTTGATTACAGAAATTCCTTACAGTTGTAATGAACGTTGAAATTAGGCTACTCCATCCATTTAACTTATTTTGCATCCAAGCTCTACCCATTTGATAGTTTGGATTATTCTGATTAGTAATTAATATTGTATATTGGATAATAAAAGTCTGAACACTGGTAATCATTGCTGGTAAAACAGAGTTCCATCCATTTATGAAGTTAGTCAGCCAATCGGCACCCTGAGTGACCATTGAAGGGCTAATTGAACTAAACTGACCCAAAATACCATTAGCAGCTGATAAAGCTGTTTGTAGCAACTGCGGCGTTGAATCAGACATACCCTGATTTCCAGCTTGTGAAGCTTGCTGAGCTGAGGCCTGCATCTGACTTGCATCAGGCATTCCATAGCTCTCAGTCACAATCATATTGCTAGATAGTCCGACAGGTTCTGCATCTTGAACAGCCTTCGTCATTAAATCAGTCATAGATTTAATAGCTTCTTGAATTCTAGGTTTTCCCTTATCAATACCGACTGCAATACCAGCAGGTACCCATGATGCATCTGCCGCCATTACTCGTGAAGGAGACTTGATTTTCAGTTTATCTTTGAACCATTTACTAACATTTCCAGCAACATCAGTTACAGCTTTCTTGATCGAACCAGCTGCATCAGTAATCCCTTTACCAATACCACCAATAATATCTTTACCAATCTTGCCCCACTTTACATCTCCAAATGCTTTGAAGATCGCAGCAACAACTTGTGGCAACATCTTAATCAAGACACCGATAGTGTTCAAAATACCTTTACCAAGAGCGATTAGGATTTGAACGCCTGCACCAATGATTTTAGGTAAATTCTGAATAAGTATCGATACAATCGTAATGATTAGTTTAATCGCCAATTCTATTAATTTAGGCAAGACATTTAGAATTCCTTGAATTAATGAACCAAGAATTTTGACACCTGCTTCGATAATCTTCGGCAAACTCTGAATCAATGTCGTGACAAGAGAAATAATCAGATTGAACGCTAACTCAATCAATTTCGGCAGCATCATCATAATCCCATTGATTAAAGCAACTAGAATTGTCATACCAGCTTCAATAATCTTCGGTAGATAGGTAATAATCAGTGAAAGAATCATCTCAACAAGTGAAATAACCGCACTGATTAGATTTGGTAGCATCTGAATGATTCCGGTAATAATCGCAGTCAGGATTGTAACTCCGGATTCAATCAACTGAGGCAAAACAGAGAGTAATGTCTCAATGATTGTCTTAGAAATGGTGAATGCGACTGTTACAGCAGCTTGTGCTAAAGGAATAAGTGTTTGTAGTATTCCTTGTATGATATTCGTTAGTAGATTGACCCCAACTTCTATCATTTTAGGTAATATTTCAGTGAACGAAGTCACCAATCCTAGAACGATTTCTGAAATTTTTTCCAATAAGTCTGGTATCGTAGTGCCCATACCTTCAGCAAGTTTTGAAATCAGATTGCTTCCAGTAATAATCAGACCAGGTATCCCACCAACCAAGATTGCAATGATTTTAGGTAGTAGCGATTTGAAAATGTTGATTAATGGTTCGAATTTTCCTTCGAATGCTTTGTCTATTGCTATTTCGAACTCTGCAAACTGTTGTTTTACACCTTGAACGAAATTTCGAATGCCTTGACCTAATCGATAGATAATATTTAGTTGATTTTCGTTAAATGAATCACCAAAAAGATTCGTCAGGCCTTCAAGACTAGTAATGTTTCCTGCAATAATGAACTTCAACCCTAAGAATGCCCGTCGGATTTGCTGAACAATCTCATAGAATTTCTCGAATCGCTGCATCGTTACATCGCTGAACATACTTGTATTGATAGATTCGGAAAACGAATGAAAGTCCATATCGCCAGTTAGAACATCTTTGACGATTTGAATTCCATTTTTCAGTCTGTTAAAACTTTCATGAAGTATAGTTATTCGATTCATGATCGCATTAACAGTGTCTTGCGGTAAAAAGTCAGCTAAAGCCAACTTCAAATCTTCATACTGCTTGCGATCACCGCCATGAAGAATCTGATCTAGACTTGACCTGATGATATTTGACGCTACTTGTACTCTTTCGTTAGCGTCTTTTTTGAATTGATCAAAGGCTTTGTGAAGAATCGTTAAACGATCAAGAATTTTATTGGCGGTTTCTTGAGGAAACAGATTATTGAGTGTTTGTTTCAGTTCCTCAGTCTTACCTCTATCTCCGCCAACGAAGATTAAGTCAAAACTTCCTTTAATTGCTTGAGCTGCAAGCCCAAACTTCTCACTAGCCTTTTCCCTGAACTCTCCAAATGCTTTGTGCAACGCTGTTAATCGATCGATAATGACGTTAACAGTTTGTTGCGGTAAAAGCTGATTGAGATTTTCTCGAAGCGCTTCGGTCTTCTTGCGATCACCACCGACAAATATTAGCTGCAATGCTCCATGAATCGCATTTCCTGCAATGACAAACGTTTCTCCAAGTTTCTTAACGAAGTTAATCAATGGTGCGACTAATTGTCTGAATTTCTCTGAGCGTTTGTAGAGATCTGTTATTGCGACTCCTAAACCAATCACTGCTGCAATAACTAGCACAAACGGATTAGCAGCAGCCAATTTGATAAATGGACCAATCCATTGAACGAATTTTATTAGAGCTGCGAGTAAAAGAACCAATGCTCCATACGAACTCAAAGCTGCAAATAATCCTTTTACAATAGAAATTAATGGATTTGCTGATTTGCCAATATTTTCTAATGCTTTAGCAATTGAAGCTAATACCTCTTGAACTTTTTCAGATCCAATCGTATTATCTCTGAATGATTTCATTGAAGCAGTCGCAGAACCTAATGCATCAACCGCAACTTTTTTGAAAGGTTCTAATCCTTTGACGATAGTTGTAGTAATAGCCGTTCTGAAATTGGCCATTGAACCAGATAGAGTATCACCAGCTGTTTTAGCCAAACCTGCCATCCTAGCTGTTGAACCTGCAACTCCGTCGGTACCTTCTTCGATTCCTTTACGAAGTGTCTCGATTGCTTTACCAGCTTCTAACGTTCCATCAGAAACTGCTTCTTTCATATCTGTTACAGATTTCTGACTCGCATTAGCTAGAATTTGCCAAGCAGGTATCCCAGCATCAACCAAGCGATTAATATCATCCGCATAAACTACACCAGCAGATTGCATTCCTGCAATTGCGCTAGTAATCTGATCAATAGATTCTGCACCGTCGCCCACACCATATGCGGCATCAGCAATTGCTTGGAACACACCTTTTACTTTCGTGCCTTCCATACCAGCGGCAACCATTTTTTTAGCGCCCATTGCTACATCATTCAAAGCAATAGGTGTACCCTCAATAGCAGCTGCGAGATCATCCATGACTGTTTTCGCCATTTGTGCGCTGCCTGTTAAGACAGTTAGTGATTTAGTTGCCGTATCAATCGTGTCAATACGGTCAATGGCTCTGCCGATAGAATCTCTCAAAATATCAAATGCTTTCGCTACAATTGCAATGGAAGCAATAGAGCTCGCAACGTCTTCTACTGATTGCCTAGCAGATTTAGAAGGATCATCAACACCCGATTTAATTTGATTCCTGATATTAGGAAATATTGATTTTGCTTTATCAAAAACAGATTTAAATCCACTAGTAAGATTATTCTTTACTGATCTTGATGCATCTGACGCACTCGTTGATATTGACTTGATACCACTTTTTACTGATTGCCAAATGTTAGAAGCGACACTCGGAATGCTCTTTATTCCATTCACAAACCCTGTTCTTATGTTTGAGGCTACCTGTGACGCTTTTGAAGGAAGCTGAGACAATCCGTTGTCGATTTTAGATACAGCATTTGCAGTCGTATTAACTACTGAGTTAAAACCAGTAACAAAGACATCTTTAGTTCTATTTAGAACCTGGGTGGCCTTTGTCGGAATTGACTGTATCTGAGAAATTGCTTGATTTTTTGCTTGAGCAAAACCTGAACTAACAAAACCAGTTACGGATTTCATGGCACGTTGGATGGTTCCTGGTAGTTCTATGACTTTATCTACAGGCTTTTTAATCAAGTCTAATAGTGAATTTCCAATGGTTTTGAATCCGTTTTTTAGATCAGAGAAACTTGACTTCAAATTGGATAAGCTACTTTTCATTGAAATAACTAATGCTTTATTCATCGCTTTGCTGTCTTTTGTCATTTCAGAATAAGACACCTTCGCATCGCTTTTCATTTGATCGAAATTCTTTTTCGAATCAGCTGATAAACTAGCGTTTGCGCTTTTCATTTTCTGCGTCATAGATTGAAAGCCAGTTGAAACTGTCTTCGCTGATTGGCTTCCTTTTTCGCCTAAATCTTTTGCAGTCTCAACCGTGTTACTGATTTTACTTGCCAAATCAGTAGCGGCCTCGCCAGTTCTTGTGAACCAGTTGAAAAAAGTGGCTACCGCCTTCTCAGCTGGTGCAGAGTCTGCTGTGATTTCTATATAAGCACCGCCAACTTTTGTACCTTCTGCCATTTGCTCAACTCCCTTCTATATGTATTTTTATTTCTTCCACCATTGAGTGGTGTCAATACCTTCCTCATTTGCATTTTGAGTGATATTTTCTTTTGCGCTCTTGATAGCTTCTTCGTACGGCTTCATCAAATTAGAATCATAATCCTGTTGCCCAGTCAGTTTGCTTAAGAACATTCCAACTGAATCAACGATTGCTACTTGAATCTCATATTGTCGAGCACGTCTTGATTCATATTCCTTTTTATTTCCCCATTCATATTTTCGTCTCAGCCAACTAAACGACTGATCCAATACATACTCTTCTGACAATGAATAAAAATATGAAACGAATTGAATCTGTTCAATTATGCTTGAGGCGAAGGATTCAATTGCACTACTGATGCCGACTGCTGATTGGCCGCTGGTTTTGTTTGAGCCGCTTGTTGATTCTCCTTGCTCATCGGACGAAATTTCGTTTGAA